TTGCTTGATTCAGCAAAGGTAATTGCCAAATTTGGCTCTATGAATCGGTTGAATGATATTTGGCTGATCACGTTGAAGGAACCTATTGGCGATGGCCCTAATGGCCAGAGCTTTAGTAGTTGGCGCATTACTCACAAGGACTTGTCCATTACAGAGTATGTTAACCATCTAATCAAAGTTGCACGAAAACACAACCACGAGCAAACTATCCTTGTGGAATCATTTACAGAACCATCCGACATTGTTAATATTTGTCCGGAATGCAGTGAATGTGTGGAGACCTGCGCTTGCAACGAAGAATTTTCCGATTGCGAGGAATACACCCCTCACTTCGGAGAACGCCTCGCTGGCCATATTACCCGTAAAGGCCGTGCTTTCCAACACAAAATGAGAGTACACCAAAGCCGCACGGAAACAGCCGTAGAGGATATCGCTATTAAGACATTGCTTCTTGGCCTTAAAGCCTATGAAGAATCCCCAATGTCCGCTTGGACTTCTTGGATTCCCCAAGAGTGGATGGATAATGACTTTGTCAAGTCCACCATTCTATCATTTGGAGAAGATGTAATTGGCCAGGAGGTCAAAACTTATTGTCAACGTATGTTGATTGCTCACACACTTTTGTGCCTAGCTGTTCTTCCACTCTTTGGATTGGGAGCAGCCCTCCTTACAGGCGCAGTGGGCTTCACATATTACATGGTGACGATTGCAGGAGTTATTGAGACGAAGAAGGAAGCTTACATGGCGCGACTAGTCGCATCGCGTGAGACCTTACCTGAATTGTTCAAGACTCTCAGAGATGAACACGTGAAATATGCGTGTGGGATTTTTGCCTCGTTAGGACTTTTATACGGGGCAGCGCAGACCTATAAGGCTCTTAAGACAAATATTTCGTGGCAGGGTAAACTTGCACCGAAGTCTGTAGAGGATATTAGAGAGCGCGACGCTGAGGCAAATGTATGGAAGGTTGAGGAATACAAAACCCTTGACCATAATGGGAGCTTTTGCAACCAGGATTACGCCCAGAAAGGTCTTCGCACCGCTTTAAGCATCGTGGAGATCGGAGATTACTACAGTGGAGCATTTTGTGTCAAAAGCAAGATGTTTTTGGTTCCTGCACACATTCTTCCGCAGATCCCCACTGAAGCCAAATTTAGAACTACATCAGGGAATTTTTCGACTATTGTTAATAGGAAGAGATGTTATATTATTCCCAATACTGATGCAGCACTAGTGTATGTACCAAATGCACAACCATCAAAGACCATGATTAAACACTTCGAGCCAGATTACGTTCGACACCCAGTTATGGCAGTTATGCATGGAGTTAATGATAAGCTCAAGCCCTTCGAGGATAACTTGATGTGGCAACATGCGAATGACGTGCACAACGGCATTGCCGTTTTCCCAGGTTCATTCTATACGTTACGTACTATGGAAACATACGAAGGGATGTGCATGGCACCTATTGTGTCAGATACAGTGATCAAAAAGATCTTAGGATTCCACATTGGAGGAGTCACTGGCACTAAGCGAGGCTGCGGCTTTGCTCTTACTAGCGCACAACTTACTAGCGCATGCGCTGAGCTGGAAAAGCTCAGCCCAACATTCGTTGAGGCACCACAAGCAGCAGAAATCCCAGATTCTATGATGGGAAAGGAATTTGCTATTAGTGGAACAGTTCATAAGAAATGCCCAACAAACTTTATTACAGGAGATCCAGCGATTGTTCCTTATGGCACAGTCACTGGGAAGGCGAAATTTACTTCTCGAGTAATCGAGACGCCTATCTCTAAATTAGTTGAGGAAGTGACCGGGGTTCCTAATATGCATGGTCCGCCCAAATTCGTTAAGCCAGTTGAACTGGAAAATGGAAGGGTAGATTCGCAAAGTTGGAGACCATGGTACGAGTCACTAGAGGTATGTTCTAAACCATCTATAGGGTTCGATCCCGTTAAGGTGGAAGTAGCTATGGATGATTACCTAGCTGAAATGGAGCAGGTGTTTAAGCGAGACAGTTCTTTACATTTCGCTGAAATGAGACCCTTATCACATCAGGAAACTATTTCTGGTATTGAGGGCAGGCGTTTCATCGACGCCATGGTTACGAAGACTTCTATGGGTTACCCCATTGGAGGTCCTAAGTCGAGGTTCTTGGTAGATCTACCACCTACTGATGAGCACTCGTGTCCACGGGAATTTACTCCCGAAGTACAGGCTGAAATCGCTCGAGTATTAGCTGCGGCTGATTCTGGAGAAATGCTTAACATGATTTTTGGAGCCAGTCTTAAGGACGAACCAACCAAAATTACAAAAGACAAGGTACGTGTGTTCCAAGCCGCACCCCTTGCACTTCAATATGCTATTAGGAAGTACTTTTTACCAGTAGCACGTTTCATTTCACTATATCCACTTGTGTCAGAAACAGCAGTTGGAGTAAATTCTCACGGACCCGAGTGGGATGAATTGTCAAGGTTTATGGCAAAGTTTGGAGATGATCGGGTCATCGCGGGGGACTACTCAAAGTATGATCTTCGCATGCCAGCTCAGTTGACTATTTCGGCCTTCTCTATTATGATGAAGATCGCGTCTTGGTCTGGCAATTACACATCTTCTGACCTTAAGAGGATGGCTGTTATTACGCACGAAGTGTGTACGCCTTTGGTGGCTTACAATGGAACGCTTATTCGCTTCCTTGGAACCAACCCATCAGGGCAAAATATGACTGTTTATATTAACAGTATCGTCAATTCCCTCCTGCATAGGATTTGTTTCTATGATGTTTATTCGCAAAAGGAGTTAAAGACAATTGGTAAAGAACTTTCTTTGGGACGCACTGCGCGTTTCAGAGACTTGGTTACCCTTATGACCTACGGCGATGATGCTAAAGGGTCTGTTCGACAGGGATATGACAAGTTCAACCATGTTTCTATGGCCAATACATT